GAGATGGACACGCGCACGGCGATGACGTTGATCAGGGAGGTGCTGGCGCATGCGTCCGAAATACGAGACTGATCACGACATCGCCAACGAGCGGATCGTCGCCGACGCGCTTGAGAATATCGGCGTCGAGGTTTACAAGCTGCCGGTGCAGTACCGCCTCGACTGGTTGCTGCGTCGCGACGGTCAGCCGATAGGCTTTGCCGAGGTGAAGGCTAGGCGCTGCGACCTCAACACATACCCAAGCGTGATGATCAGCCTGTCGAAGGTGATGCACGCGAAAATGCTTACCGAGGCGACGGGCTTGCCCTGCCACCTCATTCTGCTTTACCGTGATGCGCTCGCGAAGTTGGACTTCGCGGCGGACTTCACGGTAAGTCCGGGCGGTAGGTCAGACCGAAATGATCCACAGGATCTGGATGTCTGCGCCTACTACCCAATCGAGCGGCTGACAGTGATCAGCCAAACATCAACTGACGTTAGCGTTTAGGAGTTATAGAGCTATGGCGTTAGGATTTAACCTTGAGACTAAAAGCGGCGGGGACATCCTGCCAATCGTGAAGTGGGACGCTAAGGCGGGCGACTTCATCAAGCAGGACCGGTATCAGGCCGGTGACGGGACTTGGCAGAAAGATGAGCAGGAACTCGGACTTCCCCTCCAGATCGCGATGGACTTGGCAAACATCGAGATCGGGTGGCTGTCCTTCGCGTCAGGCGCGCCTGACTTTCAAATGGTCAAGGCAGGCGAGCCCCTCCCGGCACAGCCGAGCCCGGACCACAAGCAGGCGTTCCGCGTCCGCATCGGGACGACTGAGCTTGGCCTTCGTGAATTTTCTCATTCTGCGAAAACTGTATTGCGTGCGATGGACACTCTTTACAATCAGTTTGAGGCGGAGGCTCCGGCAAATCCGGGCAAGATGCCGGTGGTGACAATCGCCGGCACAGAGCGGATCAAGATCAATTCGCCGCAGGGCGAGTTGACCTTCAAGGTGCCGCAGTGGTCGATCACGTCGTGGATTGATCGCCCGGCCCTGATGGACGGCGGTGCGGCCGCTCCATCTGAACCCGCGCCAGCAGCGGCGGTGTCGCAACCTCCCGCAGCCACTGCTGAGGCAACAGGTGCGAACCTGTTCTAGCGCGGTAGCTCCCGGCGGTGTTTCTCCCTTCGCCGCCGGGAGCGTCTACCGAAGGGGGGAAGGGAGAACGTCAATGACACAGAACATCACGGCTCACGCGGAGAGGATTGCCCGGCACTACTGGGGCGAGCCGAACGCGAAGCTGTCAGTCAACGGTCGCACCTTGCGCTGGGGCACAAAGGGCAGCAAGGAACTCGACCTGATCAAGAAGACTTGGTATGACTTCGAGGCCGATGAGGGCGGCGGGGTCATCGACCTCGTCAAGCGCCACGGCAAGCTCGGCATTTCCGGCTCTGTCGCCGACGTGCTGGAGCGCGAATTCGGCATTCAGAAGCAAGCGCAAAAAGCGCTGGAGCCGAAGCAATACATCCAGCGCATCTATCCGTATTTCGACGCTGACGGCGCTGAGGCTTATCAGGTGTGCCGGATGTACCCGAAGACGTTCCGACAGCGCAGGCCGGACGGCAGAGGCGGCTACATCTACAAGATGGACGGCGTCGAGCCGCTGCCCTACAACCTGCCGGCGATCATGCAGAACCCGGACCAGCCGGTGTTCGTGGTGGAGGGCGAGCAGTGCGCCGACGTGCTATCGGAGGCAGGCTTGCTCTCGACAACAAACCACGGCGGGGCGGGCAAGTGGCTGGACGCGCACGCGCAGCACTTGGAGGGCCGCAACGTGATCGTCATCCCCGACAACGATGAGGCGGGCGCACGACACGCGGACAAGGTGGTGGCGTCGCTGTGGGGTAAGGCGGGGCAGATCAAGCGCGTGGATCTGCCGGGCTTACCGGATAAGGGCGACGTCGTCGACTTCCTGCGCGAGCACACGCTCGGCGAGCTTGTCGAGATCGTGCAGGACACGCCGGCGCTGTCAGAAGCGCCGCAGGTCAGCGATGACGCGGTGGCGGATGAGGATGGCGCGATAGAGCGATACCAGACGATGCGCCGCGACGCGGTGTTTTCGATGCCGCCCGTCGAGTTTCTCGTGGATGGGCTGATCACCGACACGGGCTTCACGATGATGTACGGTGCGCCCGGCACGGGCAAGTCGTTCCTCGCCATCGACATAGCGCTCAGCGTCGCGCACGGCGTCCCGTGGCAGGGGCAAGAGGTCAAGCCCGGCCCGGTACTTTATATTGCGGGCGAAGGTATCGGGGGCTTCGGGAAAAGATGGAAGGCGTGGGAGAACCACCACGGCGTCAAGGATGAGCCGGACATGTACCTGCTGCCGACGGCGGTCAACTTCCGCGAGGAAGAGGATATCGCGCGGCTCGTCGCTACCATCGAGGACATCGGGCAGCGGTTCTCGCTCGTGATCGTGGACACGGTGGCGCGCGCCATCGCTGGTGCCGAGGAAAACAGTAGCACGGATATGGGGCTGTTCGTCGCAGCGTGTGACGAAATTAAGGCGCTGACGGGCGGTGCGCTGCTGGCGGTGCATCACGCGGGCAAAGACAGCAGCAGGGGCGCACGCGGCTCTACGGCGCTTCTGGGTGCTGTTGACACGTCGCTGATGGTCGGCAAGTCAGAAGAGATCGTGACGCTGCGTACCGAGAAGATGAAGGACGCGGAGCCGATGGACGACATCAACCTGCAAATGCTGGTGGTGCCGGCGTCGATTTCCGAGACGTCCGTCGTGCTGGAGCGCACCGACGAGAAGCCGAAGAAGAAGAAGGAGTGGCGTCCCGTCGGTGCACAAAAGAGGGCGCTGCAAGTGTTTGAGAACCTGTGCGTGGATCGCGGCTCGCCGAAGATCAGATACAACGATTGGACGGCCAAAATGCACTCCGATATGCCCGACACGCCGGACAGCACGAAGGGATCGGCTCGCGACGCATTAATCGACAATGAATGGATCATCTCCGTTGATGGTGTATGTTGGAAAAACAAAGAGATAGATGGTGTTTCATCGTAGTATCGGAGCGCTCCGTCGGAGCGTCGTAGCACTCCGTCCGATACGACGCGCCCTATGGGCGTCGTAGCGTCGGAGTACGAACCGGATCGTAGAAGGGGAAAAAGATATGGCTACAAGGAAGAGAGTGCCGAAGGGTAAGACGTCGAGGGATTGGCGGTTCTATCCGTCAGAGCGAGACGCTGATAAGTGCCGGGCTGCGCTGGCGACGTATGACGCTGTCGTGAGGGCGCTGGAGGTGAAGTGGGGGGTCGACCGATTGCCGCTTCTGGTTGAGGCGGATCTGCGGGATCGCTTCTGGGCGCAGATGGATGTGCTTAATGCGGCGCTGACGAAAGGTAGTGGCGTCGAGGTTGAAGAGGCTGTCGCGGCGACGGTGCGAGGTATGCAGGCGCTGGAGCGTAGGGCGATGGAGCTTGGGGCGGAGACGGTGACGGGCGAAGTGTGGGAAGAGACCACGCCGAACGGTGCTGTCGTGGCTGTGTGCCGAGACGCAAGCGAGATCGCGAAGATACGCGACGACGGCCGGCTCGACCGGGTCTACACGATGAGCGAGGTCGCGGCTATTGTCGAGGCGTGGGAAGAAGGCAAGGCGGGCCAGTTGACGAACAAGGTGAAGTCACTGTTCGATGGTGCTACAATCGAGAGCGTGAAGCCAAAGGTCGTCGAGGCTGACCTAAATGACGAGATTCCTTTCTGATGGCTAACAATGATGGATGGGAAAACACGTTGGACATAATTTACTCCAACAAAGAGTACCAGCTTTTGGGCAGCCACGCTTGGGTCGACGTGCACACGCTGACGGTCCACATTATGCGCGTGAAAGATGGCGTTAAGGTGGAGATCTTCCCGGCGGCACATGACGGGGTGAGCGGGCCGATGGCGACGTGCAAGGCGAAGTGGACTGAGCCTGACCGCGGTAACAAAACAAAGGTGGTGAAACGATATGTTCGTTGAGGGCGATGGCAGCTTCGCAAAGTGGCTTGACCGCGGATGCTGTCCGAAGTGTCAGGTCGGGCCGTTGGAAGGCGCTGAGGGCGTCAGGAAATGCTGCCGATGCGGCTTGATGATTGGAGACAGGGATGAACAAGTTACAGGCGCTGGACAAGGCCACAAACGCCGTGGCCGAGCGTGGCGAGAATTATGGCGACGTGCGGGAGAACCATCAGCGGATAGCGGCGCTCTGGTCGGTCGTGCTTGGGCGAACCGTAACGCCTGAGCAGGTGGTGCTTTGCATGACGTGCCTGAAGGTGGCGCGTCTGGTCGAGACGCCGGATCACGAGGACAGTTGGGTCGACATCGCTGGGTATGGAGCGTGCGGCGCAGAGGTGGCGACAGATTGGACCGACGATGGCTGAGGTGATTAACCTCGAAGAGCAAGAGCGTGACTATGTGCGCTTCTTTCGTGAGCACTGGGACTGTGACTGGTGTGGCATGCCGACGCGAGGTCGGGTGTATGAAGAGACGCAGACTGTCGTGTGCAGCGCCTGTCGCAAGCCGTTGCTTGAGATAGACAGCGACCCGCAACACTACATTGCGTTTGAGGAGGATTTCGACTGATGGCGTATCCGAAAGTGGATGAGAGCGTCTGGCCGGAATTCTTGGAGCGGATCAGCAACGGCGAAGCCGTGCGGGTGATCTGTAAGGACAAGAGCATGCCAAGCTGGGCGACAGTGGCGAGGAAGATCGCCGCCGAGCCGGACTTCGAGAAGCAATATCGGATGGCGCTAGAGTTTCGGGGCATGATGCTCGCCGAAGAGCTAGACGAGATTTACCGAGACACACGAGCTGGGATGATTGACCCGGCAAGCGCTCGTGTTGCCGCTGACATCCTCAAGTGGCAGGCGGCTCGGATGACGCCAAAGATCTACGGAGACAAGCAGCAAGTCGAGGTGACGCCGACGAAGGGCGGGTCGTATCTTGAGGCGCTCACGCAGGTCAACGCGACCGAGCCTGTGACGCTGACAGACGAGCGAGACACACAAGCGAACACACTACGCGCGCGCGGCGGTAGCACTCAAAACGAGTGTCCTGATAGCGACATAATATAGGGCTGGAAATGGGAAATGCGTAAGTCATTGAAAACGTTACATCGCGGAAACGCATAATGGACATTATGCGACATTCGGCAGAAAGTTAACCAGATTTCGGTAGACCCCCCCGTCATCGCACACGGCCGGGGCCGAAGAAAATATATATACCCCTCCCCACCCCCACCCCGCTCTCGGAGAACCCGCATGACCCCCAGCGCCGCCGAAAATAATGATCTCGTAGCGATGATCGC